CATGCGTCATTGTTCCAGATTCTAGCTTTTCCGTAAGCGTTAATATTTATCTGGTCCAGATTGTCTTTTGTTGATTCGTTGGAAATAATACGCAAGGCAATGCGGGTCGTTCTTCCTCTCCACGGTTGCTCTAGTGGTGCACATGTAACAATGTTGTTATCGGTAGACTTTGCCGCGTCATACTGCCAGCAATTGAGATAACATAAATAGCAAGTTTCCTGTGAGTTGCTTTCTTCAAGTGCGGTAATACGTGTCAATCTAATCTGAATATCTTTGCCGACACACTGCGCAGCTGTCAGGGTAACAGTTTTACTAAAACGAATCTGTTTGCGTGAGTTTATATCACCTGTAACAATGTTTCCGGCGTCGTTCCATGTGCTGCCGTCGTTGCTCCATTCAACTTTTACAGATACGTTTTTGCTTTTCCATCCGTCGTCGTATCGGCGCAAGCCGTTGAATAAAATACATACATCAAATTTATAAGTATTTGTAGCGGCCTGTTTTACAACGGCGTTGTTATAGTCCAGCTCGTCAGAAAAGCTTGTGCAAGAAACCTTTTCATTTAAGCCGGCAATTACAACTTCATCGGAATATTTGACATCAAGTTTATCTGCCGGATCATAAAACGGGCAATCATTTTCAAAATAATAAGGGTTTTCGCCGGAATCTTCCAGATAAGAAAACTCTTCAACCTGCCCCGGAATTTCGATTGTTCCATTCGGTTTTTTAATAACCTTTGTACCTATAGAAACATCCTGAATAAGTGCGTTGTTGAATCCGGCAACAAGAAGAACATTCCAGAATTGATTTGCGCCGTTTTCGCCTGAAATAGTGTAGTAACCTGCAACAAGTTTATAAGGCACGTCGTAAACACTACCCATGATATACGGGATGTTGTAACCGAGTGCGCTTCTGTTATTTGCGCCTTTAAGAAACGGAAGCTGTGTTATTCGCTCCGCAAGGGCTTTCGCCTGCTTCTGGGCCTTTTCCATTTCTTCTTGTGCTTTCTGCTGTTCAACTGCGGAATATACAGCGGCACCAACGGCAACGGCAGCACATACAAGGGAAATTACAGCCATAACAACTGCACCGGTTGCGCCCGGAATAACGCGGATAAATACAATGTCGTTATCTTTCAGAATGTAATCGGGTGCGATCTGTTCGCCTGCATTAAGAATAATACACTGTTCAAGGTCTAATTCCGGGTAAAGCTCATGCGCAAGCTCGTTTACACTGGCATTGCCTTTGATGGTTTTATATTCTTCTGAAAGTCCTTTGTATATGTTTAATGTTCCCATTAGATAACCTCGTAAACGTTTGCAAGTTTTAAGTAAGTTCTACTTGAAGCAAAAGAAGAAATTCTAACGCCTTGATTTTCGGTTGCATGAATAAAAGTGTTTTTATCAAGCGCAACTGCAACGTGTAGCCGTTTATCCTGCAAGCCGTAAAATTCAAGAATTACGCCTTCGCTGATTTCCTCCAGCCGTAATTTTTTTACGTTAAGTGTCGGGGCGGTCTTTTCAACCTTTGCACGGTCGAACTTTTCCAAAACTACATCTTTAAGAGTTTTTCCCAGTCGCCTTTCTACTTCGATTGCAAGGCCGTAACAGTCCAGCCCGTTTTTAACATCGCGCCCGAACTCTACGAACGGCACGCCGATTAAATCTGCAACATCTATCATGTGTTCCCCTTGTTCGTTTCCGCGTCGAACTTATAAGGCGGAAAAGTCATTTCTAGGCGGTCGTCGGTTCCAAGTTCAAAGTTTAATTCCATATTCTCTGAATAAGAAACTGTTCCGTAAAAATGAATATACTGTTTAAGGCGCTGAACCTCGCCACCTTCTGCAATAAGGCCCACAACATCAAGGCGGTAATTGTCGTCTGCATTCTCTACAAACTCAATCAGGCCGTTATCTGCTCCGCTTATGCGAAGGTTTGCACCTTTGCCGTTTGAATCCGGCGGCGCATATTCAAAGCTTGCGTGATGATAAATATTGCCTTCAAACTCTATGCTTTCGGTGTTGTTTACAAAGTAAAGTGTTGAACATCCAGGGCAAGAAAACTTTAAAAGAAAGGGCAGTGCATAAGCTCCGCCGTTGAAGTATCTGTTAAAAATCTGATATTCGTTTAACTGCATTAGTAAACCTCTTCAATTTCCAAGCTTAAAACCCTGTTTTTCTGTCCTTCGCTTTCATCCGGGATTGTCTTAAAACGAAAATACTCTGTTGAAGTGGGTGTTCGTTTAAGTGCAGCGCAATGAAAGTTTCCGGCACATCCGCCCAGCGTGTCAGTGAACCAGTTCCAAAAAGCGGTGCGCTCTGTGTTTGTTACTCCTAAACTGCATTTGAAGTCAAACACAAAGCGGGTGTTTTTCAGGATGGAAACCTTTCGCCCGCTGGCATATTCTGTTGTTGTTGTGTTTTCTTCCGGCTTTGCGGTGCCTTTGAAAAACTTTGTGTTTACTGTGTATGGCCATTCAACGTATGTCATAAGTACCGCGCCCCCTTCATGCTTGCGTTTGCAGATTGTAAAGCGTTGTTATATCCGCCCGATTGCATTGTGCTGTTTACAATCTTATCGACTATTATTTTTATCTGTCGGTCTTGCTGCATTGCCGAAACCTGCACGACGTCGCCTGCGTTGTTTTCGATGTTTACCGGCATATTTACTACAACGCCTTTTCCGCCTTCGCCGTTTGCAAGGTCCAAAAAAGCCCGCTGTTCAGCTGGATTCAGGATTGCTTCTCCGGCGTTTCCATTAAATGCGATTTTGTCGCCGTGATATGAATTACCGGTCAAAAATCCACCTGTACTAAAAGAAGGTGCCCGCGGTTTTGCGCCTGCAATTGCTACAAGCTGGGCGGCACCCAAAAGCCCCGCAGTTGTGGCATTGATTACGTTTACCGGTGGCGTTCCAGAAGCAAGGGCATTAACAACGGCCTGCGCCGCCTGTGCGGTTGCCATTGCAAGATTCATGCTCCATTCTGCCATTTTAATTTTGTATTCCTTCTGGGCGGCTTCCTTGTCGAGCTGGTCTTTTTTCTCTAAGTATTCATCATAAGTGATAATGTCATTATCTAACTGCATTTCAAGGGCTTTTGCGTCTTTGTCGTATTGTCTGTTTGCTTCGCTCAATGCAGTTTGCGAAATTTGGCTTATGGAATTAGTCAAACTCTGCATGCTGTCGGTGATTTGAGACATAACAGAATTTACATTGTCGATTGTTCGTCCGTGGCCTTCTGCGGCTTTTTCTTCTGCTTCCTGAACCTGTGGAAGAAGTTCTTTAAGCTCTTTTAATTTTTCGATATAGTCGGCATAAGCTGCGCTTTCGTGGTCTAGTGCTTCGGCTTCTACTTCCAGCGCGTCAATTGTCTGCTGAATTGTGTCGGAAAGTTTCACTTCCTGCGGGCCGTTTATAAGCTCGTTTGCACTTTCTTTGAGTTTAAGAACTTTATCGTTCATTGCGTCGAGCTGGTCTTTAATTGCCTTAACCCGTCTTTCTTCTTCCTTTTCGGCTTCAAGGCGTGCTTTTTCTGCTTCTTCCATAGTGGCAAGATCAGCACTCATTTTCTTTATTTCTGCCCGGATTTTTACAGCGGCGGCGCTTGTTGTATCTCCGCCATCTTTAATAAACTTAACGTATGCTTCGAGCTTTGTGTTAAGCATTTTGCGCAGTTCGTCTTCCTGGGTGATCTGCTCTCCTGCCTGCTTACGAATTGCAAGTTCTTTTTCCTGGGCGGTCACTGATTCGTTGTATTTGTCTAAAAGTTCGCTTTGAATGGCGGCTTCTTCGGCTTCGCGTTTTTCAAGCTCCATTCTTACAGCGTATTGCAGTTTATAATCTGCCCTTTCAAGCGTTGCAGCACTTCGCAAGGTTTCCAGACGTTCACGCAACTGCTTTGTTGTCATTGTTGCGGCTTCCTGTGCCGCTTTTGCGTCTGCCTGTTCGTTTTCAGCTTTCTTTTGTCGCCAGCTTTGCTCTTCTTTCAGAATGTTTAAAAGCTCTGTTTCTTCTGCCTTGCGCTTTTTGAGATTAGAAAGATAGTTGATAGCGTTTCCAAGTGCTTCGTTATTCTGTGCGCCGGCAACGTCTTCAAGGTATAACCGGCGGTTTCCGTCTTTGTCGGCGTCTTTTGCTTCTGCAAGCGTATTTTTTACAAACTCTTTGTTAGAACGATAACCGCCACCGATAACCCATGTTTGAGAAGCTTTTTCAAGTGCCTTGTTTACGTTTTCCGCGAACTCCTGCGCCTTCTTTGTCTGTCTAAGCCAGAAGTTATTCCATGAATCGTAAGCGGGTTTTGTAACCTTTCCCCAGCTTTCGGCAAGGTCGCCTTGCGCCATTGCCAGTTGCTTTGCGCTTCCGGTTGCTTTGGTGGCTTCTTCTGAAATTCCTTTATACTGTTCGGCCAGAATCTTTACAGCTTCGCCGTTTTGAAGCTGTTCTTTTGTCAGGTTCTTTGTTTCAGCTGATAAAGTCGAAAGTTTTCCCGCTTCGCCTGTATAAGACTTGTTAAGCATATCAATAACGCTTTGCAAGCTTTTGCCACTTCCTGCGGCAACGTCAATCGAAGCGCTCATTATATCCATTACCTGCGCTTCTGTTCTTCCAGAAGCCACAAGTTCGGTCATCATAGGAATAAGTTCTTCATCGCCATAATCTGAAATAGACTGTAATTGCCCCGCAAACTCTTCAAGGCGTTTAACGCCTGTACCGTCCATATATGGATTGTTTTTTGCTGCCTGTGCAAGTTTTGTTTCTGCCTTTAATTGAACGTTGAAAGCTTCGGCAGTGTCTTTAATTGCCTGCAATTCCTGTTTAAGAAGTTTTACTTCGGCAGCAATAACGGCACCAAGTCCGGCGCCTTTAATTGTGCTTGTTGTGCGTTTCCATGAATTACCAAGCTTTGAAATAGAATCGTTTTTTGCTTCTTTTCCTAATTTATTAAAACTTGCGGTCAGTTTGTCAATTTTGGTTTGCGCTTCTTTAGAATCAACGCCGATTTTTGTATTTACTTGCTTAGCCATTTAAAACCCCGCTATTGTTTCAACTGTGAATCAAACGCAGCGATTGCGGCTTTTTCTTCGTCGGAATATTCCTTTTCAATCTGCCACATTGCTTTCATTTGAAGCATATATTTTTTATATTCCTTGTTGTCGCTTTCCTTTGGAACGTATGCCCGATATTCCATTACTTTATTAAGCTTTGTATCGGTCAGCCCCGCAAGCAACGCTTGAAACTTGTACCAGTGCAAGTGCAAGTTTCTTTTTTTAAGGTCTATTCCGTAGCGTTGCCAGAAAGCGGAATAAATTAAATCAGCGTCTATTTCGTAATCAAGAAGAATTGCGTCTGGCTCGTCACCGATGTCGCGCGGAATTTCCCGCGGTGGTTGTGCAAAATCCTTTATTGCTTCAAAACCTGCTTTCAGGTCCTGCGGAATAGCGCCTTTGTATAAATAGTTATACTCTTCGTATCTATGCGGATGTTTTACCATCTGCGAAAAAAGAATGAAAAACTGATAATCTGTGTTAATGCGATAAGACTTGCCGGAAACTATAACAGAATCCGGCAAGTCTATAATACGGCTTAAATCAATCATTTACGCACGCATTAAGACGACGGCATGTCGCCTTCTGTAAATGTTGGAACGCCATCTTCGATTGTAACGTAACCCTTAACCGGTGTACCGTTTTCGTAAACGTTACAAGAAAGCGTTTTTCCGGTAGCGTTCAGTTCTTCTACTGTTACGCTGGCGTTTGTCTTTTCAGCGTAGTAGTAAGTTACGTCTTCGCCGCTTTCTTCAACTGTTACGCTGTCGAAGATGTTTACCAGAAGGAATTCTTTCTGTGCTTCTGAACCGATAGCACGCTTTTTGTAAAGGTCATAGAACAACTCAAAGTCTGGTTCACCTTTGTACATTGTGACAGAAAGGTTTTCAGATGGTTTGTAGTCCATAACCTCTGTTGTCGGATGTTCGTCCGCGATGTAGTCTCGCTCTTCTGTCTGCGGATTCATTGCGCGTGTAAACTCCGTAGCCTTCTTAATCTGCACCCAGTTAGGCGCTGCCGATGTTCCTTTGTTCAGGAATGGGCGGATTAAGTGTTTCTTAATCAATTGTGTCTGTTCACTCATGGTTAATAATCCTCACTTGTATATATTGTCAGGTTAATTTCGGCGGCGGTCATTGTTTTTTCAACAGCTCCGCAGTCAGGGTAAAACCTGATTGTTCCACGTTTTGTGTCCTGCACGCTGTCTTCATTAAGCGTGTAGTATTTTGCCACTGCCTTTTTAAAACATGCAGCATAACGGCACATTCTTTTTATAAGTTCATCGTATTTACAGCCCTTAAAAACAAAAGTCACTGTAAATTCGCTTCCTGTCACTTCGTCGGAAATTGTTTCTTCTCCATCATCCTGTGTTTCCGGCAAAACAGAAACGGAAACATCAGGAATTTTCAGCGGGTCTACTGTGCCAAAAATAACCGACTTTGCAGTAAGGCGGGGCAGTGCCGGCGCTGGTGACGGGCCGTCATATTCCGCAAGCTCTGTATTAAATTGAGTTGTCAAAAATTTCTTGATAACTTCAAAAAGTTCTTCCATTACTTGCCCCAGTATTTAGACAGTTCTTTTTCAACCATCTTTTCTACATCCGGCATATAAGCGCCAGATTCCGCCCATTGTCGGCCTATTTCAATAAAAGAGTGCGGGCGGTTTTGCGCTCTTTTAGTAGGTCCGTCATAACCAAAATTCAAACCGAACGTTTTCGGAAAAATTGAACTTCCTGCTTCTCCGTCCGGGTAAACGTTCGCCGTTCCGTCTTTTCTTACGTGGTAGCGAAACGCTTTTAATAATTCGCCCGATCTACTATGCAGCGTTTCCCGGATTCCTGCATTTATTGCCTTAACCGTTCCGCGTGCAATTATAGAAAGTGCTTTTCGTCGGATTGAAGCAAAACTTTTTGAAGTTCCGGCAAGTGCCTTTTGAACTTCGCTATCGTCATACTCAATCGTTATCATTAAGCACCCTCAATCTTTCGGAATGCCGAAAGCGGCTTTAAGTACGGCGTATAATCTACGATGTTTGCAAACGTTCGGTTTACGCCGATACTTGAATTATTGTTAACGCCTATGTTTCCGCCGTCTTCCAGCTGTAAAAGTGTAGCAATGCGCAAACAAACGTTTTTGAACATGGCAACAGCTGCACTGTCAAAGTGCTCTGAATCTGTTAAAACAGTTTCACAATCGAAAAGCACATAGTTTGAAATAATCTGCTGTGCAGTTCCTATGTGAATTTCAATAAGCTGCTGTGAAGTTTCGTCTTCTTTCTGTTCAATGCCGTTGTACGCATACAACAAAGCGGCGGTAATAAGCATTATTTTTCATCCTTTGGAATTTCTGCAATTCCATCTTTAACAAAACGGTTTGCGACTGTTTCCGGCAATTCTGCAACCTGTTTTGGTTGAAAAACGCCATAAACACCCCAATAACCGGAAATAAAACGAACTTTCGCCATTTTGTTAGTTTTTGGTGTATTTTCGTTATTATTTGGCTTGTTTTCGTTATTTTTTGCGTTATTTTCGTTATTTTTTGACATAAAAAATCCCCTTAAAATAGGGCGCTCGCATGTGGCGCCACGCCCTATTTTTGCGTTATTTTCTGGCCTACTAGCTAGAAGCCTTTACAGCAAGTGAGAAGAGGTCTGTATCAGAAACCTGCTTACCACCGACGAAAGCTTCTGCCTGGAAATAGGTCTTTGAATCACCCTTAACCTTAATAGGTGTGATAGTGATTCCGCCGGCAACTCCCACGTGGAAGCGTGAAAGAGGAACAGCAACGGCAAGAATAGAACCTGCGGTTGTTGCCTTTGGTGCCTTTGCGTCAAGGCGAACCTTAACACCTTCAATTTCCTTGCTGCGGATCAAGCCTTCTTTGTAAAGCTTTACATCTTCGCCGCTTGTTGAATCAGACAAAACATTCTGATATGTTGCTGGGTTCATTACGATTTCAAATGTTTCATCGTAACCGCTTACTTTAAGTGCAAGGCCGGCAAGGTCTGAACACTTAATAGATGTCTGATTAGCTGCAAGCTGTGTAATACCTGCGGTATTTGCAGCGGCAGAAGTCCAGATTCCTTTTACACCTTTCTGTGTATTTGAAATCAAGCTACCCTGCAAAACCTTTGTATGAAGCTTTTTGCGGAAAGCCTTTCTGAACAATTCAGGCAATTTTGACTGAATGTCTACTGTGTTGAGCTGTAAAGCTTCGGCAGTAACGCCAAGAACAGAAGCCAAGCCGTAAACCTGAATTTCTGTTGTTTTCATTTCTGCTTCGTCGTCTTCGTTGATTGAGCTTCCGCCCTCTGCTGTATCAACTGGCTCTTCAAGTCCTGGTTCAAGAACCGGAATGTTTGTTGAAGCGTTG